GTATATAAATGACATTATCACCTATTACTAAAAAAGTATCTGATGTAGCTATATTTGTTAAACGGGCTTTTGGTGATGAATCAGCAGTACAGGTTACTGATGATGATATTTATCGTTGGATTAATGCTGCTCAACAGGAAATTCTTACAAAGAATAAACTTCTTAAAGCAGTAGCAACTACTGATCTTACTTCTGGTATATCTGAATATCTTTTTCCTTCTCAAAATATTCAAGAAGTACAGTCTATTCATATTAGTGGTAAAAAGATTAATTATTACTCATTTCAAGAAGCAGAAGATTATATCATAAACACTGATCCTGATAAACTTGCTACTGGTACTCCTGTATCATGGTATGAATGGGGTGGAACATTTTATCTCTATCCTACTCCTGATACTACTGTAGTAGGTGGTATCAAGATTTATTATGTAAAAGCTCCTGATATTGTAGCAGCACAAGCAGACTTACTTTCTGTTCCTGATGAGTACTTTAACCGTATTATAGAATATTGCTTAGGTCAAGCATATGAAATGGATGAGGATACTCAAAATTCACAGTATAAGCTTAGTCAGTTTTCTCAAGGTTTAGATATCATGGCTGATGCAGCTACGAATATTAATGCATCATATTATCCTCGTATTACCATCCTCGAAGACGACCTATGATAAAAACATGTATTGACTGTAAAGAAGAATTACCAGATACATTCTTTCATAAAAGAAGCGCATCTAAAGATGGACTACAAAATAAATGTAAAGTTTGTGCTATTAAATCAACAAGAAAATACGAAAAACTTAGAGGATATAAACTCAGTCCTGAAAACGCTAGACGAGCATTATTAAAGAATAGATACGGAATTTCTCCAGAAGATTATGATATTAAACTTAAAGAACAAGATGGATGTTGTGCTATTTGTCATAAACATCAAAGTGAATTTAATAAGAGACTAGCAGTAGATGAAAATCATGAATTTAAATTTAATCGTGGGTTACTTTGTGATAATTGTAACAAAGGTATTGGATGTTTTAAAGAAGACAAAGAATTTCTTCAAGCAGCCATTAATTATTTAATTGAGTGGGATATGTAGTTATGGCAAGTAGCGCACAACCTGTTAGGATTGGCCCCTTTACTGGTGGACTCAATCTTTACTCAGACCCGTCTACAATCGGTGACACTGAATGTGCGGATATTAATAACTTTGATATTGATTTAGATGGAACATTAGTTAGTAGACCACCTTTAATGCCACTTTCAGGACCAGGTACTAATGGATTACGTATTATTGGATATTTTACTTGGACTGATGGAGTAGTATATATTCTTGCATCATCTAGCACTACTACTTATCAATATAATACAAGTACATTAGTATGGACTACTATCACTTCTACATTTCCAGCAACTTCAATGGTACAGTACAATAACACAGCTTATCTTGTAAGTCCTTTTGCTAGTGCTAATCCTGGGGGTAGTTGGAATCCTACAGCGTTATTTGTAGCAGTTTCTACTATGCCTCATGGTGTGACTGCTGTAATGTATAAAGAACGTATGTGGATTGGTTCCGGTACTGGACACACTAGTCCATCAAGATTATTCTTCTGTACTCCATTAGGAGGCGCAGGTACTGGTCCTGGAGGTACTTGGAATGTAGCAGATTTTATTGACATTAATAATGGTGATGGACAAAACATTATTGAAATTATTAGTTTTAATGGTGCTATTATTGTCTTTAAACAAAATAGTACGTACATGTTTGCATACGATAGTCAACCTACAAAGGGTGCTGTTCAAACTCTATCAACTATTGGAATAGTTGATAGAGATTGTGTAGTAGTTTATGAAGGTGTTATGTATGTCATGTACTCAGGATATATATACGCTGTAACTAACTGGAATTGGGAACAAGTTAATATTAAAGTTCCATTTCAGTATGTCAATACTAGGTCAGGTTTAACTAGAAATGACTATTCACTTTCAATTGTAGGTAATAGACTTATTTGTAGATATTTTGATACTTATTATATTTATGGATTAAAAACTAAAGTTTGGAGTAAATGGACATTTACTTCTGATTTAGATATGTTTCCTCATAAATTCTTTAAGTATCCTACAGCTGATCCAGTAACTGGTATTGCTAAATTTTACTCTAGCTCTGCTTTACTTATTGTTGTTACTGCTAAAGGCTTTCAAACATTTAGAGATACATATACTTCTACTGAAAGTGAAAGTATGAATGTATCTGTAAGGTCTAAAACGTACAATTTTAATGTACCTTATTCATATAAGAGATTATTTTGGTGGGGAGTGGATTTACTTACAAATAGCCCTATTACTGCTAGAGTAATTCCAGTCAGTTACGGAACTCCTGTTACATGGGGACAACTTCCTACACTTACTTGGAATAGTATTTCTACTCATATGTGGTCCGCTCCTATTGATAATATATTAGATGTTAGTGATAGTGCTGATATTAGAAATACTTCAGGTATTCGTATGTTTGTAAAGTTTTTAAAAGCTCTTAGATTTCGTCAACTTGCTTTTGATCTCAGTAGTACAGTAGATGGTACTACAAATACAGGACCACTTAGACTTTTTAGTATCACAGCATTTGTAGCTAATAAAGAACTTTCTAACAAGAAGATCAACTAGAGGTTATCATGGCTAACGGTGATTTTGCTTCTTATTTGGCTGGTGACAATCAGGGTGGTTTTAGCAATTATGCTGCGGGAAATAAAGTATATGGTGGTGGGCGCCCTAACCCTACCTCTGGTCCTGTTGATAAGTCTGGATATGCAGAACGTGACAGACGTGCTAAAGCAAAACGAAACGCTATGCTTCGTAGACTTAAAGCACGACAAAGTGGACGATATATGTCCAGTGACAATTTATCCCCAGAAATACCAATGCAAGGAGCAGGTGTTTAAAATGATAATTAATGATGGTGGTGGAGGTACCACAGGTAGTACAGGTGGAACTCAAGCACAAAAACAAGCTATGGCTAATTATTTTGGTGTAGGTAAAAGAGCTACTTGGCCTGGAAAAGCTACACCTAAACCTGCTGTAAGAGCACCTGCTAAAAGAGTTAATACACCTGCTAGATCAGGTGCTATTGCTCGTAGAGTTAGTGCTCCACGACAACAATATTCTGGAAATGGAAGAACTACTGCTGTTTCTAAACCTGCTGTTACTAAACCTGCTGCTGTTGCTGCACCTGCTCCTAGACCTCCTGCACCGCCAGCACCTCCTAGTATTGAACAATTCTTACGTGGAGATACTGCATATATGGGTCAAGAGGCTGGACTTAAAGCAGGTATGGATCAGTACAATACTGACTATAATCAGCGTCAAGCACAGTATGGTACTGAATATAATATGAATAAGGATAATCTTGCTAAAGCTTTGACTGAAGCTAATACTGGTATGACAGATGACTATGCTTCTCGTGGAATGTTAAATTCAGGTACATATGGTACTGCTTATGCAGATCAGCAAACTGAATATAATGGTCGTCAAACTGCTCTTGATAATGCTCGTAATCAGTGGTTATCAGAACAACTTTCAGGTCAGACTGCTGCTACTAGTGAATCAGCATTGTCAGGACAGAAAGCTAGGCAAGATGCTATTAACCGCCGTGCCGCTCAATACGCCGTGTAGGGATTATCATGCGACAATCTGTAGATTATGGATCATATAATAAACCTACTGGTCTAGGTGGAAGTGCAACTTTTCAACAGCTTTTACATGGTACTTCTGCTCAACCACAGAATCCTTATGGTCTTCAAACTTTTAAGGATATGTTAGCTACTCAAGGACAGACTCCTTTTACTGGTGGAGCACCTTGGTTAGATCCTTCACAGAGAAGTTATGTAGGAGGTTCTTCTGCACAAGGAACAGAAGGACAAGTAATTCCTCCTACTAATCAGCCTATTCCTCCGTGGCAACTTAAATTATTACAAGATGCTAATAAACCTTCTGATACTTCTGTAGCACCTAGCGGTCCTTCTGCATACGATCAATACCAGCAAATGATTGCTCAATTTGATCCACATAAAATGGCTTCGGATCAGTATGGCCCACAGTATGCTATGCTTGATAGACTTAATAAAGATGCACAGACACGTTATGGTGCTAATAATAAATCAATGGGGGATATGTACGCTGCGTTACAGGCATCTATTAAAGGC